AGGCGAAAAGCGCAAGGCCGGTCGTCCAAAAGGTGCTGACAAAGGTCCAGAGCGTGTGACAGGCAAGGCATACAAGCACAAAGGCGGCCGTGTGAAAGAAGACGGCATGGAAGACATGATTGAACCCCATGACTCTGGTGAATATGATCGCGAAGGTGACATGGCCAAAGACAGCATCAAGACTGTGGTGCGTCATGCACAGGCCTTGGAAAAGATCCTGGGCGACAATGACAACTTGCCAGAATGGGTACAATCCAAGTTGGCCAAGATTGAAAGCATGATGACTGCTGTGGATGACTACATGCAGAATCAAGAAGGCGATGATGAAATGGCCATGGATGAAGAAAAAACTTCTACTCGTGACAGTCGTGCTGAACGAGCAGGCCGCAAAGTAGCCAAAGATATCGAGTATGATGAGAAAAAGAAAGATGGAATCCATGGCAAGCGCCGTGGCTCTGAAGATGACCGGGCTGAAAAGGCCGGCAAGAAAGTCACCAAAGACATCGAGTATGATGAGAAAAAGAAAGAAAAGAAAGTAGATGAAACTACCACTAGTGGTTCAGTTGCCACAGGTGGTGACGCTCCCAAAGCCAGCAAAGGCGGCATGCAAGTTGGCAAGGGCATTTACGACAGTTTAAATCGCCGAGTTGAAAACATGATCTCTGAATCAATGAGTATCAACGTGAGTATGACCAACGATGACAATGGTTCACACAAGAATATCACTGTCACAGCAGCCGACGAAGATGCAGAAATCCTGGCACAGTTGTTGCAACGTGCAGGTTTAGGCGGTGGTATGTCACATGATCACAGTCATGAAGAGCCTTGCCCAGATTGTGGATCAACTGATTGTGGTTGCGATGAAGGTGTGGCAGAAGCCTATGGCGATACCAATGCCACACAGAATCAACCTGATTGGCCGACTGACACTGAATACAGTGACGATGCAATGCAATACTCTGGTGGCTTGAACAAGCCCAAGACTGACGTTGCTGGTGACGGACAAACAACTATTCCTGTTACTGCTGTTCACACTCAAGACGAAGACGAACTACGCCGTATGATGGAAATGGCCGGTATCAAACAACAAGAACTCAAGCCTTGGGAACATACCATGAAGGAAGCGGCCGTTGAAGAAGGTGTTGTAGACACAGTCAAAGACGTTGTGAAAAAAGGTATTGATGCACTCAAAGGTCCTGACGATGACAAGTTGTTGTCAAAGTTAGAAAAAGAAACTGGCGGCAAGCGTCCTGAAAAGAAGGACGAGAAAATGCAAGAAAGCCTCATGAAAGAGTTTGCCAACTTCCGGATCTAACATGACACAACAGTATCAAACCTACGCAGAAACAATGTCACGCTTGGCGGAGAGACACCCGCCGGCACCAACACCTGCAGAGGTACGCAATCAACCTGCTATGATACCAGGTGTGATCACACAAACGGTCAATCTCTATCGCCCAATAGCAGTAGCAGATATAATCAAGGATAACAAATGAGTCAAGCAAACGTATACACATCGGTAGCCAATGCGCAATGGTACACAGACAAGTGTTCAATTTCTACAGGCAACACAGCAGTTACATTCAACGTGTATTGTGTAGCGTTAAACTATATTCCTGCTAACGGTGTGCCACAAGTGGCCCTTGCCGCCTCGGGCAATATTTACAGTAATGCTGTCGCAGTACCGTCAAACAGTCGCCAACAAATTTATGTGGGCGCCGGCAACTATCTTACCATCACAGGTTCAAACTTTACTGCTCAAGAATTGGGCACAGCCTCATCAGCCACTCAAGGTGTGATTGGCGTAAACGGATAAAGCAGTGCGAGCCCGTGAGTTCATAACCGAAGGCGCTGGCAAGCGTGGCGGAACAAGAGCCGCCGCCGCACATGAATTTGAAACTGCACATCCTGGTATAGTGGGCCCTAGTGGCAAGGGAGACGTGTATTGGGGCCGGTATTACGATCATTATCGTGTGGCAACATTGGCCGGTATGGACCTCGAACAATTAGAAAACTCAAGCGATATAAACTTCTTTGGAAACTTGCCCATCTTCAGTGCCTACACCGAACATGATCGCAAGAAACTCACTGCAATTATGAAAAAATTGGGCATGAAGCCTCGAGATGCTATCAGCAATGGCAGTCATGAACCCGACTACGTGAATCACACAAGCCCAGTTACAGCATTTAAAGGTTATGCGAGATAACCATGTGTGTAATACTTGCCAAGTACTTTAATGGTATTGGCTGGGCCGGCGCTAAAAATCGCGATCGCAACTACACCCCTGTGCTAGATTTTGTAGAAGACAACAGTCACGATGTGCAACGCATGATGATGCATGATCAAGTGACCGGCTACAAAGAAGGCATCAACAATCATGGCATCAGTATCCTAAACACCAGTTTAGATGTGTACGATGATGAAAGCGAAGTTGAAGCCGGAACTACAGAATCCAGCCCAGATGGAAAGATCATTGCTGAAGCATTGTTACAACATTCAGTGCTTGATGCGGTTCGAGTACTAATCAAACACAAACTGGGTGGATGTACTATTGTGTTTGATCAAGATGAACTATACTTGGTAGAAGCCAGCGACTGGGACGGTGAACGTGAATTTGAATACATTGTTAAAAAGATTCCCAACACAGAAACAGTCGCTAGAACCAATCACGGCATTTGGTTGCCCAATTCTGGATATCAACGTAAAGATAATAACAGAAGCGAAACAATGAGCAGGATTAGTAGCGAATCAAGACTTGCTCTAGCCGAAGCAGTGGTAGCAACCGCCGAAGAACCTGAAGATCTAGTGGATGGCATGTGTCAAGTGTACTTGAAGAATCCGCAACTAAATATAATGCGGACCAGCACAGAGCAAAAGAAAATGCGTACCACTAGTCAGCAGTTGTGTGTTCCTCAAGAGCGAACACTATATTGCCGTCCTGTTAGCAGTCACTTGCAGTTTGATTTCTGGGGCTTGAATCGACCCAACACTGATGTTTGGGTAGAAATATTGAGCAACCGCGAACTGTGGCAAAACACCCGGGGTGATCCTCCGTTTGGGCACATGAAAATGAAAGACGTGAAATGAGAGCAAAAGAATTTGTAGCAGAAGCAAAATTTGGTAGTGCCAAGGATATTCCTGCTGATGCAAAGAAAATGCCCAAGAGTCACGTTTCTGCTATCAAGGGTGCTATCAGCATGCCTGACATCAGTCAAAACAAGCAAGGTGGCAGTCCTTACACACAGTGGCGTTTTAGTATAGCCATGGCAGGAGCCCCAGATTTTCCTACACCGGCTGCTGGCGCCTTTGCTGGAGACCCGCTGTTGGCAACCTATACTGATGTTGACATGGACATAATCAACTCGGCAGCCAAATCAGTTGGTGCTGGCAAAGTCACCAAACTAACCGACAATCGCAGTACAGAAGCAGATCACGTACACCGAGCAAGCCCTGTAACAGCATTCAAAGGATATCCCCGATGAGAGCCAGAGAATTCTTAACGGAACATGATGGCACCATTAGCAATGATTTTCGTTATCCCACTGTGGGACTAAACACGTTTGGTGATGGCGAGCATATCAGTGGGGACTATACATCATACAGGCTCATGATGGCCACTGCCATGGCTGATGGCACAAATAAACCACTGGATCTTGATGCCAAAAGTTGGTACGGCAAAAGAAAAACAGCACACCCTTACACTCAAGAAGAACAAAACATGTTGAAGCAGGCCTACAAGGCAGTGGGAGCAGAATGGGAAGATTTAAATCATGGCGACTTGACAAGCCAAGAACCACCAGGTGGCAATGCCAAAAGCCCCATTGAACCATTTAAGGGGTACCCCAGATGAGAGCACGAGAATTTATTACAGAAGATCAACATTTACCTCCTGAGCAAGCAGATCCTATGAGTCATGTGTTTGTGTTGCCCGGAGTTAAATCTTCAGATCCTTATCAAATATATCGCCTGGGCGTGGCCATGGCTCGAGCCCGTAGCGATGCCGGCACACAAGATCCAATCCCCTACATGCCCATTTGGAGTGCGCAAGCGGCATTTGGTGAAGAAGCAGTGATTGCCGGATTTAATGGTAATGTAGCGCCGGTGATTGATCAAGCATTGAAAATGGCTGGACTACCAGGTGGCAAGGTACAAGTCAGTACACCAAACAGCATTGAGCCTGCTTCGGTAGACACACAAAGTCCTATGCAAGGCTTCAAAGGCTACCCAAGGTAACATAAATATTAGCCTATTTAAAAGGTATCTTTATGAAACAACTCATTGCCTTGTTGGCATTGGCGGTATCCTTATCGGCTCAAGCCTGGGACCAACGAGCCCCTAATCCTGTACAGGCATGTCAAGCGCACTCACCTTGGGGATTTGCCACAGTCAAGCGTCCAGTACAACCTATCTGCCGCGAAGCGTATTTGGTTGCATATGATGCTCCTGTAAAAATTCCTGCTTATGTAGCATACACATTACTACCACAAAACGCACTGGGTTGCTTTCCACGCACTAATGCTTTTGTTGCTGATCAAAGCGTCCAGGGTGGTGCTAGACCAGATGACTATGCAGGCACAGGTTACGACAAAGGACATGCCGCCCCTGACGGTGATTTGAGTTGGTCAGCACAGGTAGAGTATGAATCATTCCTGATGACCAACATGTACCCACAGCACGGCAGTTTAAATCGTGGCATTTGGAAACTGTTAGAAACAGCAGTTCGTGGATGGACTGTGCAATTAAATCAACCCTACACAATTTATGTGGGTGCGTTCTACGGACCCGGTGATGAGTCAATTGGCAACGGCGTCGTTGTGCCACACGGCTTTTACAAAATTGTAATCAACAATCAAACCAAACAAATTGCTGGTTGGGCATTCCCACACGTCAAACCCTATGTTAATTTAGGCAATGACTTGACCAAGTTCCGACTGCCAGTCAGCCAAATTGAAATCACAGCAGGTGTTAAATTTGCTTACCCAGCAGGCGCTCGAGAACTACAACCCGGTCAAGAATGGCCTGTGGACTTCGGTGCATTAACAAATGCCAAACGTGCTAAGTGCGGTAAGAATGCAGAATAACCCATATCCTGTATACCCTGAGGACGACGGTCGCGATCGATATCGTAACCCCTACAGTCCAGTGTGATTTTGCTTTTGGGTCACCAAATTAGCATAACTAATAGACCATGAACAAAACACCTGAAGGCGTACTGGTCAAAGCACCGTACAAGCGCCAAACATTCTCAGACGATCAACTGCAAGAGTTTCTTGCCTGTGCTGATTCTCAAGACGGTCCACACTACTTCATGGACAACTTCTTTTACATACAGCATCCTACACAGGGCAAAATGCTGTATCATCCCTTTTCTTATCAAAAGCGGCTCATTGATACCTATCATAACAATCGCTATAGTATTTCAATGATGCCAAGGCAATCAGGTAAATCAACAAGTGCCGCTGGTTATATTTTATGGTTTGCACAATTCATTCCAGATAGTACAATTCTTATTGCGGCACACAAGTACACGGGTGCCCAGGAGATCATGCAACGTATTCGCTTTGCTTATGAACTGTGTCCAGATCATATCAGAGCCGGAGTAACCAGTTACAACAAAGGCTCAATAGACTTTGAAAACGGATCAAGAATTGTGTCGGCCACAACAACCGAAACAACTGGTCGTGGTATGAGTATTACTTTGCTGTACGCTGACGAGTTTGCGTTTGTTCGACCCACTATTGCCACAGAGTTTTGGACCTCCATATCACCTACCTTGGCCACAGGTGGTAAGGCCATTATCACAAGTACCCCCAACTCAGACGAAGATCAGTTTGCCTTGATCTGGAAAGGTGCCAACAAGTGTATAGACGAGTTTGGCAACCCAACTGAACTGGGCATGAATGGATTCCGAGCATTTAGAAGTTACTGGCAAGAGCACCCGGACCGTGACGAAGCCTGGGGCGAGAACATGCGGGCACAACTAGGTGATGACCGTTTCCGCAGAGAGATTGGTTGTGAGTTCATTATCAATGATGAAACACTCATTGCCCCAGCCAAGTTACTAGATTTAGAAAGTCGTGATCCTTGGAAACGCACAGGACATGTGCGTTGGTACGAAGCCATCAAGCCAGACTCAATCTACGTAGTAGCACTAGACCCTAGTTTAGGCACCGGAGGCGACCCTGCGGCCATACAAATCTTTGAAGCCAATACTACGAGACAAGTGGGCGAGTGGACACACAACCGCACACCCATTCCAGAACAGATACGCATCCTGTCAGACATTTGCAAGTACATTAATGAAACTGTGCAAAACGACAAGAACATCTACTACAGCATTGAAAACAACACCATTGGCGAAGCAGGTCTAATCTCTATTGCAGAATTTGGCGAAGAAAACATACAAGGCTACTTTTTGTCAGATCCACACATGAGCGGCAGTAACAGACGTATGCGCAAGGGCTTTAACACCACACACAAGAGCAAACTCAGTGCCTGTGCCAAAGTTAAAAATCTAATAGAAACCAACAGAATGACTGTGTACAGTTCAGCACTGATCTCAGAACTTAAAACTTTTGTGGCGTCGGGCTTGAGTTTTGCCGCAAAAATTGGCGAAACAGATGACTTGGTCATGAGCATGTTGTTAGCCGTGCGTATGATGCAGGTTTTACAGAGTTTTTACACAGAACTGGACAGTCAAATGAAGGATCACATGGACAACGTGATTGAGCCCTTCCCCTTTATATCAACTATGTATTGATAAATATAACACTATGGCAGCAAACTCACCCGGACAACAACTAAACGATTTATTGGTCACTAGAAATTTTGACCCTGAAGCACTGGATGCACGAACTGGCAAACCGCCCTTGGACGATCAAGGTGCTCCAGATCCAGAAGCGGCTGACATGTTCACATTTGACTGGGTGGCAGACTCCGGCAAAAACTACGGCACAGTTGTGTGCTTGCTGGGCGCCGACAACAACTTTGAAGTTTACTTTGGCGACAATCTGGGCCGTGGCATGGAGTTTGACGACAAGGCTGACTGGTACGAATTTCTAGATCAGTTGCGTAACTTTGCCAAGCGCAATTTGTTACGCTACGACTTGCAAAACCTGCGTAGATTAAAATACACCATGGCCGGAATGGCAGCCATCAAAGAAGGCCTGTTTGAAGGCTACTATGGCAATAAAAAAATCAGTTATGCTGGCGAGCCCACACAAGCACGACTCATGATCAAACACAATCGCACACTAGGTGAGAACGATGCACGTTTCCGCTATGTGGAAAGTTTGTTTATCGAAACAGCCGAAGGCGAAGTGTTCAAAATGCCGTTTAAGAAACTGGCCGGTGGACGAGCCATGCTGGAACATGTGCGTCACGGTGGCACACCTTATGATGCACGTGGGCAACACATTGTGGAAATTGTCGAACAGATCAATGTGCTAAGCCAATTCCGTAGAGCACATCAAGGTCGAGTATTTGAAGGTGCTGCCGGTGAACTGGTAGCAGAAACAACAGAATATCTGAATCGACTGCGTCACAACTTAAAAGCAGTGAGCAACGATCGCGGTTATAACCAATACTTTGAATCATGGTCACCAGCAGATGTGTCGGAATCAGATCTCATAGTGGAAGATTTAAAAAGTCTCTTTGTGGAAACACGTATCGATCCACGCATAGAGCAAGCGTTGCCCATGTTGGCACGAATACAAAAGGAAGCACAAGCCATGAAAGAAGCAGAAATATTTGAATCCTGGGCCAATCGTATCGTAGAAGGTACGTGGGCATTACCAGAAACTCCTGAGCAACAAGATGAACTCAAGATGCTGATGAGTCAACCACTTGTGGCAGGTGCTGATGGCATGAATGCCACAGAACAACTGTATGGCTTGGTTGGCGATGATGAGTTATTTGACATCATCAACGACATTGCTGTAGATCCAGATGCCAACATCTGGGACGACGAACGTGTGCAAAACCGACTGGAAGAATTAGGCGTGTACATGGTCACCCCAGCAGAACCTGCTGTGGCTGCACCAGCAGCCGAAACACCTCCTGTGGCTGAAAACGGTCCATACGACTTGCCAGGCAAGGATTATGATCGTCCAGGTGATGTAAAACGTAAACAACCCAGCGGTGAACACAATCCTTATCCTTACAGTCCAGAAGAGGATGATGACTACTTTCGTGAAATCTTCCGCAAGAAGCGTGAAGCGGCTGCCAAGGCCAAAAAACAAGGCTTAGAAGAAGGATTGGGTTACAGTCAAGATCCTGAGCAAGCAAAATGGTATCACGAAGGTCGTAAAGCATACAAGTATGGTACGACTGCGCCTTCTGGACTGATTCAAGACATTGCCAAGAAACACGGTGTTCCGCAAGAATGGCTAAAAGCATTCCATGCTGGGTATCAAGACCAAGAAGGTTGGGGCAAGGATGGCGTAGCAGAAGGTGACAACATGAGCACATTCGAAGAGGCCCAGTGCAACCATACCATGGAAGGCGAATACTGTCCAGAACACGGTTTGGCCGAGTGCGGCACATACGAAGACGCAGAACAGCAAAAGTCTGATGACAAAGCATTTAAACCAAATATACCTGGTGCATTAATGGGGGCCGGAACTGGTGCATTAATTGGCGGCCCTGTTGGAATGGCAGCCGGTGCTACATTGGGTGCGTTGGCAGAAGATAACGAAATTGTACGTAACGCTCGAAAACTCAATGATGGTTGGAAAGGTACCTTGGCAGGCAGTGCTGCCGGAGGAATCGCGGGTGACATGGCCGGACAAGCCCTGGGCCCAGCAGCCGGTGCGGCCCTAGGTGGAGCCGTTGGCGGAGTTCCTGGAGCCATTGCTGGTGGAGCAATGGGTGCCTTGGCTGGCGGCCCAATTGGAGGCGCCATTGGTGGCCTAGCAGGCGGCAAGATTGGTGACAAACTGGGTGGCCCAGAAGAAACCGACGAAGACTCTTCTACTGGTGCAGTAGTCAAAGGTGCAATAAAGGCAGCCACACAAGGTCTCGGTGATCTAGTGAGTGGCAGCGGAAAAGAAGTTGCTAAGAATTTGATTCACATGGAATCCAACTCAGACTCTGCACTTTTGGCAAGAATAAAATCATTGGCTTTGCTCAAATGAGATAAATAACATTGACACAGCAGACAAAAGCGCATATACTACTACTGTGTTTGCGCTTTTTCTTTTGTGGCACAGGCAACAATTGATCTAAGTAATTAGATAGGCAACATACATAGGCAACTTAACAAGGAGAAAAACTATGGCATCTTTAGCAGATATTCGAGCAAGACTACAGGCAGCAGAATCAAAACAAGGTGGATCATCCACCGAACGCGGAGACAATGCGATTTATCCGCATTGGACAATGGAAGAAGGCCAGTCGGCCACACTGCGCTTCCTACCCGATGGTAACAGTAAAAACACTTTCTTTTGGCAAGAACGAGCAATGATTCGTTTGCCTTTCAATGGCATCAAAGGAGAGATGGAATCCAAGCAAGTGATGGTACGTGTGCCTTGCGTGGAAATGTACGGAGAAGCCTGTCCTATCTTGGCAGAAGTACGTACCTGGTTCAAGGACAAATCACTTGAAGACATGGGTCGCAAGTACTGGAAAAAGCGTGATTATATTTTCCAAGGTTTCGTTCGCGAAAATCCCTTGAGCGATGACAAATCACCAGAGAATCCTATACGCAGATTCATCATTGGTCCACAAATCTTTACAACTATTAAAGGAGCCTTGATGGATCCTGAACTGGAAGAATTGCCGACAGACTACCTGCGTGGGCTGGACTTCCGTATTTCGAAAGGTTCAAAAGGCGGATTTGCTGACTACAACGGATCAAAGTGGGCACGTAAAGAAT